GTATTCATTACTTTACCCCCTTGTATAAAAAATTCCACGCCTCACGGCATAACACAATGCTTTGACAATTATCGCAACAGATAACACCATGCGGATTTAATTCTAAATCATACATATCGATTGTGGTGGTTACTGCACCACATACAGAGTTTACAGATACAAAAGTGCTCATATGTAAAGTCCTTCCGTTGAGCGGTCTAATTCCCAATACATTTTTTCTTGTTGCCACTCAAAGTAATGAGTATCGCATAGGTCAGATGGTTTAATAGAATAACAAGTTATTCCGTTTTCAATAGCGTAGCATGAAGCGCACATGAAGTTTTCCTTTCGTTGATTTATTAAGGCAAGACTATCACAACGCACCGACAAAACCTAATCTATTTGATGTGATGTTGCTCACAAAATCCAGGGTGTTTATCCACACCCTCTTAATCACCCCTGTGGATAACGCCCACAAAAGATAGGGGCGGTCTCCCTGAATTGTCAAGGAGACACGCCGTTAGTTAGCTATGAGATACGCCACACCAAAACCTACCATGGCGCATAGTATTACTACCATTTATCTCTCCTTACCTTGTAGATCTTATAAGCAACAGTAATAAAAACGGCGGTGGCAATAGTGTGCCATGGTAGATAGATAGCCCCTAAGAAACTATCTAACTCCATGCCATAGTCATTTATTCTAAATACTAATCCGCTTATGCTCATTACTTATCTCCAAACATGTTAAAGACCTCATCTAATTGTTCATCTGTTAAGTGGTCAATCTCAATAGCCTTAGCAAAACCAAAAACATCTTCTTCTTCTCCTAGCCACTCCATAAGTGCCTCCTCCTCATCTAGGTGTGCGTATTGGTCTGCAACATCTGCTTGTATAGTATCCCATTTAGTCATTTATTATTCTCCTACCTTGATGTCCATTACATTAGCGGTAAATTTCTTACCCTTGCCTAGTTCGCTATCGTTTAGTGAATTGATTAGGTGGTCAATAGCCTTGACCTCATGTGCAACATTGTTCACAGAGATTAGTTTAGAGCCTTGCCAAATTGAGTAAGTGATAGTCATTAGTTTTCTTCTTTCGCTAGTAGGTAGTCATTAGTTAGAGGGCGGTTAGTAGTAGAGAACATAGCATTTATCTTAGCCTTATTAGCCTCACGCTGTTTAGCGTACTGGGCTTGCTGGTATTCTCTGTATTCATCTAGTGTCATTTGTTATGACCTTTCGTTAGTAGTTATAGTAGGAATTGTAGCGGATAGCGGTGACAAATTGGGGAGACACGCCGTTAGGCGATTGGGTTTCCCCAAATGTCTCTACCGCAAGCGGTATGTAGGCAAGTGCCATTTGGTAGGCAAATGTCGTGAATTGTAGCGGGGGCTAAAACAACCTGTCCGCATTGGCAGGTATTCATTAAACCTGCAGGAAAGTCGCTTGATTTAGCAACTTTCGCAAAAATTGAGTTAGTCATTTATCTAACTCCTTTCTGTTAAGAACCTTTCTTAACCTTATGTATTAAGACTATACTAAGGCACTGACAAATTGCAAGTCCAAATTCGGACATTAAGGACATTTCTAAAAAAAGGTATGTGATAAGGGTCACAAATAGCCATTTATGGGAGCACTATACAGACAAAACGGACATTTCTAATGTATGTATCATACAAGATAAAATCCTATTAACATTTTGTAAAATCTAAAAAAGCTTGACCTACAAAAATGTCCCATGTTACAATTGGAAAGGTTTCGGGGGTTACACTAAGAACTCAATATGCCAGATGTATTGCATATGATCTTTGTGAACTTTCTCTACTTTCCTTTAAGTTAAAAAAAGGGGGGTAGGGGGGGTTTGCTAAAAATCTAATTTCCAGATGAAACATTAAAAATAATATTATATTAACATTATATAAGACTAAAATCCTAGTCAACTAGAATAATAGGGAAGTAATACAATGGCTACAAAAAAAGTGGGAACAACAGAAAATTCCTCTTGTTACACATATAAAGTCGAAATGTTAGTACAATCCCTTGCTAAGGATAAACCAACAGCTTTGGACCAATTAGAAAAATCTGGTGGCTATGGTACAAATAGAACAGTTAATCTTGTTAATTATGTTGCTTTATATAATGGTGAAAAGGGATAACTTTTTATCTCCCGCCCTTTTAAGGGTAGGATAGGTGGATACCACCAAATAACCTTGTTAGGGCTTTAAAACCCTCTCAGGGCATTTTTATGCCATATTCTAGCAAATGTTGTAAAGATAAAAATGGGTTCTTCTCTCGCCGAAGCACTTTTTTCGCACTAATTGCACTATATGACCGTATTGTCCTATATTTTATGTATATAAAGCAAGAAACCCAACCAGAGGCGGATCCGATTGGGTTCTCATATCTTGCGATATATGTACGTAGGAACATGTGGGATGCTACAACTACGCACAATTCAATTGTAAAATAGCTTTTATTCTAAGTCAACTGTTTTTAGAATAAAGTTTCTTCATCTGGAGCAGAGTATGATGGGGCAGGTCCAAGAAGGTACCCTTCCTCATGATATGAAACCATCTTAGATGTATCCTCTGGTCCAACTAGTTTGTTTGCAATAATTGTTAGTAGGTCATATATGCGATGAAGCATAATATAGTTGACCATTGGTAGGTTGTCTTCTAAATCTGAGGATCTTTGTTCATTTTCCATCTGGTCTACCTAGGTCTTCCCAAAATTTTTCCCGCCCCATATTATCAATAGGAATAATTGGGGTGCTATTACACTGACAATCTTTTTCACATGACATTTTTATCAGCTTTCTTTACCGCTTTAATAATTTCATCGTAAAAACCAAATCCTATAAATTTTTTGTATTGACAGGAAAGGCAATATAAGTATACTTCATCCTGATCGTTTTGATTAGGAAGAAGAAAGCCTTGATCTAGTGGACATGCCAATCTAGGTACAAGGCCTTCTTCAGAAAGTGCTATGTATTTAGATACATACTGTATCTTACGCATTTTCTCCTACTTCTGAGTAGTTGGGAATTTCGAATAAAATTCCTTTGCTCTTGGGGTTAAACCCTTCCAAGCTGACCAATTTATACCGCCCTTGGTCATATAGTACGTTATCTCTGCGTTTATTACTGGATCAAATAATAGTACATTTGATCTCAGGTCAAATTTTTCTTTACGAGCAACACCAAGGTTTCCCAACATGTTGATCTGAAAAATTCCATAGGAACTGTCTCCAGTATTCCTGTTGCCATTATATGCTAGGGGGCGTCCGTTGGACTCCGTCTTTGCAATGGCCCAAGCCGTTCTAAGGGCTTTTCCTTCAAAACCTACTGCTGCCAGTAGTTCTTTCAATTCAATGTCTGAAAGCATTTCCGAAGGCTTGTAAACAGTATTGCTGTACTTCTCTAAGGTTTCTTGCTTAAGTTGTACTTCTGTCTTTGGTATTTCTATTTTCAAAGCTTGAGCGGGGATCACGGTATTGTTTGTAAATAGAAACAATGTTATCATTACTATTACAGTCGTACTGTGAGCAAAATCGCTCAGCTTTTGTTTTATATTCTCCATTGGCATTTCCTCCTTTAGAGATAACGAACTATAATCTTAACATTGTCAGTAAGTTACTGTCAAGTCAGTCAACTAGGAATTATTGTGAATATATCTTTCTCAACCCCGTCACCTAATCTTAAAATACTTAATGGCTATGGTCATGCAAGTTTTAAAATCATGGAATCCTTAAGAAGATTAGGACATAATGTAGAAATTAATAATCCCAATGCTCCTGTACAATTAAATTTTTCTCAACCAGTTTATTTTCAACTTAATAAAAATCAATATCAAATTAGTTATACTCCATGGGAATCAACAGAAATTCCAAAACAGTGGCAACCAGTTATGGCGGAATGTGATGAGGTGTGGACAACATCTAATTGGTGTAAAGAAGTTTTTGAAAAAAATGGAATAACAAATGTAAAAGTTTATCCGCATGGAATTGATCCTATATGGTCTCCTAGAAAAAGAAAAGATGATGGCGTAATAAAGTTTTTGCATATTGGAGAGCCTGCTCCAAGAAAAGCAGGACAAATGGTAGTTGATACATTTACATCTCTTTATGGAAACAATCATAAGTATTCTTTAACTATAAAAGCATATGAACATAATACTACTAGAATTTATAATAACTTTATAGATAAGAATATAGTTGGTTTACCAGATGCTATATATAATAATATTAATATAATTACAGAAAAATATAGCGAAGAGCAATTGGTTAATCTGTATCACGAACATGATGTTTTAATTTATCCAACTTATGGAGAAGGTTTTGGATTTATTCCACTACAAGCACTTGCTACAGGTATGCCAGTTATTTCAACTTATGATTGGGCTCATTATGATAACTATATCGGTCCCCTCAAATTAAAATCAGATCTTGTTGATTCACCATGGCCATTTCATGATGGAAAAGTTTTTGAGCCAAACCAAAGACATCTAGCTCAACTTATGAGAGATGTATCTTTAAACTTTAAAGCATACTCTGGTTATTATTATGCTCAGTCAACCAAGATTCATGAAGAATATAATTGGGATCAGTTGACTAATAAGGCTTTTGATCATATCTTTAAAAAATTTTCTTAACCCCTTCCCCACTAAAATAAAGTTTGATACACTTAGACCTCATTCAAATTTAATCAATCCGTAAGGCGGAAGAAAAGGTGTAACCAAAAAATGTCAAGAACTATCGAAAACCCATATGAAAACTTTATTGCATTATCTCGCTATGCAAGATGGATGCCTGAAGAAAATCGTAGAGAAACATGGGGAGAAACAGTAGATCGATATTTTGATTTTATGATGGGCCACCTTTTAAAAGAGCACAACTATGTTCCAGATAAAAAAATTGTAGAAGAAGTTAAAGATGCAGTTTTTAACAGAAACGTAATGCCGTCAATGAGATCTGTAATGACTGCTGGTGCAGCATTAGATAGAGATCATGTAGCAGGCTACAACTGCTCATTTGTCCCAGTTGACTCACCAAGATCATTTGATGAGACTATGTATATTCTTATGTGTGGAACAGGTGTTGGATTTTCTGTTGAATACAAGTACGTTAATAAACTTCCTGCCGTCCCAGAATCATTTGAAAAGTCATCTACAGTAATTACAGTTGAAGACTCAAAGCAAGGTTGGGCAAAAGCATATCGTGAGTTACTTGCTTTACTTTGGTCAGGACAGATTCCAGCAGTTGATGTAAGCAAACTTCGTCCAGCTGGTGCTCGTCTTAAGACAATGGGTGGACGCTCATCTGGACCACAACCTCTAATCAATCTTTTTGATTTTACAATTGCAAAGTTTAAGTCAGCATCAGGACGCCAACTTAAGCCAATTGAGGCACATGACATTATGTGCAAGATCGGCGAGATTGTTGTTGTTGGCGGAGTTCGTAGATCAGCTATGATTTCTCTTTCAAATATTAATGATATCGAAATGGCACAAGCAAAGTCAGGAAACTGGTGGGAGAATAATTCTCAACGTGCTCTTTCAAACAACTCTGTTGCTTATTCTCGTAAGCCAGATATGGAGCAATTTATTGCAGAATGGAAGTCGCTATATGATTCAAAATCAGGAGAGCGTGGTATTTACAACGTTGCAGCTGCACAAGCACAAGCTGCAAAATTTGGAAGAAGAGATGCAGACATACACTATGGAACAAACCCATGTTCGGAAATTATTCTCCGTCCTTATCAGTTTTGTAATCTTTCAGAAGTCGTATTACGTGAAAACGATACAAAGAAAGATATTCAACGTAAAGTAGAATTAGCCACTATTCTTGGAACATGGCAATCAACTCTTACAGACTTTAAGTATCTTCGTAAAATTTGGAAAGATAACACAGAGGAAGAACGACTACTTGGCGTGTCTTTAACTGGACAATTTGGGCATAAATTTATGTCAGGAAAAGATGACTTAGTTTCACTAGAAGCATTTCTAATGACACTCAGAGAAACAGCAAGACAAAAAAACAAAGATGAAGCAGACAAGATTGGCATTCAAGAATCTGCAGCTATTACATGCGTAAAACCATCTGGAACAGTGTCTCAGTTAGTAGGAGTTTCCTCTGGTATGCATGCTTGGCATTCTCCATATTATATTAGAACAGTCCGTGGTTCAAAGGGAGATCCCATTTCTACATTTTTAAAGGAAGTCGGAATTCCAGTAGAAGATGATGTAATGAAGCCAAACGATACATACGTATTTTCATTTCCAGTAAAAGCACCAGAAGGTGCAATTGTTAGAAATGATTTAACAGCTATCGAACATTTAAATATTTGGCTTGTATATCAGCGTGCATGGTGTGAACATAAGCCATCTATTACTGTTTCAGTAAAAGAAGATGAGTGGATGGAAGTAGGTGCTTGGGTATATAAGCATTTTGATGAAGTATCAGGTATTTCATTCCTGCCTCATTCAGATCACAGTTATAAGCAGGCTCCATACCAGGAAGTTACAAAAGAAGAGTACCTAGACCTGCTTGGCAAAATGCCCAAAAGCATTCGTTGGGAAGATTTGTCTTTCTATGAGACAGAGGATGGAACTAGTGGAACACAGACCCTAGCTTGCACCTCTGATGGAAATTGTGAGATTGTAGATATTTCAGCTTAATGGTAGAATAATAGTATTGGGGGAGATGCCCTCAAAATTCTGGGCACAACGCCCAAAATTGGAGATGATCAAATGAACAGAGATCTAAATAAGGACGGAAAGGTTACAATGACAGAGGAAATTTTAGCAGCGCTAGGAACATATGCACGAGCATTTCTTTCAGCAGCAATTGCTTTGTACATGACTGGAAATACAAATCCAAGAGATTTGCTAATGGGTGGCGTTGCCGCCGTTGCTCCAGTAATTTTAAAGGCTCTTAGCCCAAGTAACAAAGAATTTGGCTTTAAGTCAACAAAGTAATTAAACACGATTAGGATTGCTCCTATGCTAAAATAAGCATAGGAGTTTTCCTATTTAGGAGTACTAGTAAATGGCAGGACAAAAAAATTGGGAAGTAGATCAAAATGCTACTTTCTCATTTATCGTTGAATACAAAGATCCAGAAGGCGAAGCCATAGATCTTACTGGAGCCTCTGCTAAAATGCAGGTTCGTGATGCAAAAGGTGGAAGCAAGTTAGCTTTTACATTAACTTCACCAAGTGGCGGAATAACGATTGATCCTACCAACGGCCAGCTCACAATTAGAATGACACCTACCCAAACAAATAAATTGTTTTTTCCAAAATCCTCATACGACATTATGCTTACTGATTCCAATACCAATAAGGTTAAAATACTTGAAGGATTTATGACGTTATCAAGGTCGGTGACAATATAATGACAAACATAGTAACATCTTTATCATCTAGAAATCAAGTTACAGTAACAGTCCCTGGCCCACAAGGTGCAAGAGGAAAAACAATATTAAATGGATCTGGGGCACCAGCAAACAACCTTGGACTACAAGACGATTATTACTACGACACAGTATCAAAAATATTTTATGGCCCAAAGCTATCAGATTCAACATGGGTCGGCGCACAGACAGTTACTTTGGGTGCAGCAGCTGCTGGAAATTACGCACACACAGTAACATGGGAAATTGGGTCCGTAACAGGCCCAGTAAGTGAAGTTTATTCAAAGGTAATAGCACACAATTTAGGTTTCTATCCTAATGTAACAATTAAGGATAGTGCAGGAAATATATTAGAAACAGGAATAGACTATAATAGTCTTAACCAAATAACACTTACGATGGCTCAACCATTCGGAGGGACAGCTTACCTGTCATAAGGAGAAAAAAAAATGGCAAGAAAATTTGTAGTAGGCATTGACCTCAATAAAAATGAGTTACAGAATGCCAGAATTCAAAATTTATCAACAGCACCAGCATCACCAGTTGTTGGTCAAATCTATTTTGATACAGTACTTGGATATTTACGTTCATGGAACGGTAGTGCATGGATAAACACTAGCACAGGCGCACAAGGTACACAAGGCACTCTTGGCGCACAAGGTACAGAAGGCGCACAAGGTACAGTAGGCGCACAAGGTACAGTCGGCGCACAAGGTGCAGTCGGTTCACAGGGAACTGTTGGTTCTCAGGGAACTGATGGTGCTCAAGGCTTAGATGGCTCTAACGGAACACAAGGTACAGTTGGTGCACAAGGTGCAGAAGGCGCACAAGGAACTGTTGGTTCTCAGGGAACAGCTGGTGCTCAAGGTTTAGATGGTTCTAACGGAGTACAAGGTACAGTTGGTTCACAGGGCACACAGGGAACAGAAGGTTCACAAGGCACACAAGGAACATTAGGAGCGCAAGGTACTCAAGGTACACAGGGCGCACAAGGTCTTGATGGAATTCAAGGTACTCAAGGAGCTGAAGGTTCATTCGGCGGTATTACAGTTGGATACAATTATTCTAATAACACAACAATGTCAGACCCAGGCGATAATAATGCTCGTCTAAATAATGCAAATTTAACTTTAGTTACACACATCGCACTAGATGATAATCCATCCGATGGCAACTACGACATTTCTAACTTTTTACAAACAATTGATGACTCAACATCAACTATCAAGGGTCACGTAAAAGTATCCAAGAAGTTTGATGCATCTGTCTTCGCACTCTACACAATTTCTGGTCTTACAGACTCAGCACCAAATTGGTTTGACGTAGACGTTGCTTACGTATCTGGCAATGGAACATTTACCGATGGAGAAGCAGTACTATTTACATTTGCTCGTACAGGTGATGTTGGCGCACAAGGAACTCAAGGTACTCTTGGAGCTCAGGGCGTTCAAGGAACCGAAGGAACGCAGGGTACTCAGGGAACCCTTGGTGCCCAAGGTACAGTAGGTTCACAAGGAACAGAGGGTACACAAGGTTCAGTTGGTTCACAAGGAACTCAGGGTACAGATGGTACACAAGGAGTTCAAGGATCCGTTGGTTCTCAAGGTACACAGGGAACTGTTGGTTCTCAAGGTACACAGGGTACAGAAGGTGCACAAGGTACACAAGGCACTCTAGGTGCTCAAGGAACTACTGGTGCACAGGGAACCCAAGGAACAGATGGTACACAAGGCGCACAAGGTCTTGAAGGTTCATTCGGTGGTGTTACATTTGAGTACAACTACGATGATTCTACAACCATGGCAGACCCAGGCAATACATACATTCGCCTTAACGCTGCCCCATCTTCTGCAACACATCTTGCAATTGATGATATCAACTCTGCATCAACAGACATACATCAATACCTACAAACAATTGATGATTCTACATCAACAATTAAGGGTCATGTAAAGATTTCGCTTAAGTCAAACAGTTCAGTGTTTGCTATGTACGCAATCAACTCAATGGTTGATAATGCTACTTACTTTGACATTGATATTACATACCTTTCTGGTTCTGGTTCATTCACAGACGAAGACGATGTCCTACTAACTTTTGCCCGAACTGGTGACGTTGGTGCCCAAGGTACACAAGGTACTCTTGGAGCTCAGGGTGTTCAAGGAACTGAAGGTACACAAGGAACTCAGGGAACTTTAGGCGCCCAGGGTGCTGAAGGTACACAAGGAACTCAAGGAACTGAAGGTACACAAGGAACCACTGGAGCACAAGGCACTCAAGGTGTTCAAGGAACACTTGGAGCGCAAGGTACTCAAGGAGAGACAGGCGTTCAGGGTACAGTAGGTTCACAAGGAACTCAAGGAACTGATGGTACACAAGGTACTGTTGGTACTCAGGGAACTGAAGGTACACAAGGAACCACTGGAGCCCAAGGAACTGTTGGTGCTCAAGGAACACAAGGCTCTAACGCTGGAATCCTAAGCGTTGGTTCAGGTCTATCACTTTCAGGTGGCGGCGAACTAACAGTTGATACAACAACAATTGCAACAAAGGCTTATGTAGATGCAACTGCAAGTGGATTAGATGTTAAGGCATCAGTTCGTGTAGCAACTACTGAATCAGTAACATTAGCTTCAGCACTTGAAAATGGGGATACTCTTGACGGAGTAACTCTTGTTACTGGTAACCGTGTGCTTGTTAAGAATCAAGCAACTGCTTCTGAAAATGGTATCTACGTTGTAAAGGAATCTGGAGCACCAGATCGTGCAGAAGATGCAAATATAAGTGCAGAAGTTACAGCAGGAATGTTTACATTTGTATCAGAAGGTACAGTAAATGGAAACACAGGCTGGGTTCTTACAACAGATGATGCAATAACATTAGGCACAACAGCATTAACATTTACACAGTTCTCAGGAGCTGGAGCATTTACAGCAGGTTCTGGTCTTACACAATCTGGAACAACATTTAATGTTGGCGCTGGAACAGGTATTACAGTAAATGCTGATGATGTAGCAATTAATACAGCAGTTGTAGTACGCAAGTATGCAACTACTATCACACCAACAAATCCATTTAGCGCAACAGAATTTGCAATCACACACGGTCTTGATACATTAGATATTCAAGTTTCTGTGTATGAAGTAAGTACAGGTGCTAAAGTTGAGACAGATATTACAAGAATTACAACAACTGCAGTAACTATCGGATTTGCAGTAGCTCCTGTTTCAGGAGAAACATACAGAGTAGTAGTACAGGCATAAACATGGCCAAAAAGTTCTTAACTCCGATAGTATTGGTTAATATGGCAACAGCGCCATCTAATCCAATAACTGGACAAATGTATTATAATACAGAAGAAAGAACTATTAAGGCGTATAACGGAGAAATTTGGTATGATGTGGCTGGTCCAAAAGCAATTTTGGACCATACACACTACACAGATGGAGGAATTAGAACCGTTGATTATGGAAATTACGCAGAAAATACTGATTATGTAGTTTCAATAAATGGCGGGGGAGCAACAACAGTATTTAATGATTCAATAGATGGGGGAACAGCATAAAATGGCAATTAGAATTCAATTAAGAAGAGACACCGCAAGTAACTGGACAACAAATAATCCACTACTATATCCAGGTGAAATGGGTATTGAAATAGATACAGGTAAATTTAAGCTTGGTCCTGCAGTAAATGCCCCAACTGTTGGAACAGCATGGAATAGTATTTCATCCTATGTAAACGTAACCCCAGCAGGTCTTACATCAGCTCTTGGAGATTATGTACTATCAGAAGATATTAACGTAAAAGGCGGACTTGTCCAAATGGATAATTCTGGAAATGCATTAATTCTAGGTCCAGGATTCATTGTAGAGGGTACAACAGATAATACAAATGAAACAACTGTAGTATTTACAGATCCAACAGCAGATAGAACAATTACATTCCCAGATGCTACTGGTACAGTAGTATTGGCAGATTCAACAAATACACTAACAAATAAGACCTTAACAAGCCCAACAATTTCTGGATTATATTTATCTGATGCAAGCATCGTATTTGAAGGCGCAGTTGCAGATTCATATGAGACTACACTTGTAGCAGGAGAGCCTACAGAAGATCGTACAGTAACATTACCAGATGCAACAGACACACTTGTTGGAAAAGCAACAACAGATACTTTAACAAACAAGACTCTCACATCTCCTAAAATTAATGAAAACGTAGAGCTATTAGCAACATCTACAGAATTAAACATTCTAGACGGCGCAACTTTATCTACAACAGAATTAAATTATGTAGATGGAGTTACTTCAGCAATTCAAACACAGATTGATAATAAGGCTTCATTATCTGGAGCAACATTTACAGGAGCCGTTTCTGGAACAAGCTTAACGCTTTCTGGAGACCTAACAGTTAATGGAACTACTACAACATTAAATTCAACAACAATATCTGTTGATGATAAAAATATTGAACTAGGATCAGTAGCTACCCCATCAGATGCTACAGCAGATGGCGGCGGAATAACTTTAAAGGGAACAACAGATAAAACTTTCAATTGGGTAGATGCTACAGACGCATGGACCTCATCAGAGCACATAAACCTTGCTTCAGGAAAGTCACTATATTTAAACGGGACACTATTAAAGGATGCTACAGAAACTCTTACAAATAAGACACTTACATCTCCAGTTATTAATACCCCAACTGGGATTACAAAGTCAGACGTAGGTCTTGCAAATGTTGACAATACAACAGATGCAGGAAAGCCTGTCTCAACTGCTACCCAAACAGCACTTGATCTTAAGGCACCTCTAGCAAATCCAACTTTTACAGGTACAGTTTCTGGAGTTAGCGCAACACACGTTGGACTTGGAAATGTTGATAATACTTCAGATGCAAATAAGCCAGTATCAACAGCAACTCAGACAGCACTTGATCTCAAAGCTCCTCTTGCTTCCCCAACATTTACAGGAACACTAGTATTACCTTCAACAGTAAATGGACCAAGTGTTAGCACATCAGTTAACTTGTTATTCCCAACAACTGGCGGACATATTACACTT